AAGCGATGATCTCACAGCCTATGGCCGGTAAGACCTATAAGGAGATCGTCGAGACAAGAGACAAGGCCGTCGCTGTACTTGAGAGCATGGGCTACGAGGTCGTGAACACGCTATTCACTGACGAGGCCATGGAGGGGCGCGACGACATGAAGATTCCACTGTGGATTCCGCTGCATTACCTCGCCATGTCGCTCGAGAGCATGAGCCTATGCCACGTTGTCTATTTCTGTCCGGGCTGGGAGAACGCTCGCGGATGCCGTATCGAGCATGATGCCGCTGCCGAATACGGGCTCGAGGTGATGCACGGATGAGCGTCGAGTTGCCCAAAGACGCCGAGGGTCGAGAGATCCCACTCGATACCAAGGTACTGTACGGCGACGGCGGCACGGCCCGAAACATCGTGTACTGGGTGTTCACGACCGATTCTGACCTTGAGAAAGAGTGGAGGAACTGCTGGCGCGCGGTCACGGATGCGGGCAGGAAACTCGATCCCGAGCTCATGTACCTTACCCAGCCCGATAGCTGGGAGAAGCTGGAAGAGGACTTGGACAGGTGCATTAAGTCCGTCGGAAGAATGTTCCACGTGCGTCTTGCCAAGGGATAGTCAATGCAATTGCGATTTGTTCGCACTTAAGGCCATCAAGAAACGCATCCGCAAGCTGAGGGGTGAGGACTGATGTGCGTCTACTGCGAGGGACCACGTAACGACATGCACATACAGGCCGACCGATTCTGGCACAGCAACAAGTCTATGCGCATCAAAGAGACGATGCCCGGTATGTTCCGAATCGCCGCCGTGTTTGGAGACGATGAGCCCGGTTACATGGAGTCAGAACGTATTAGCTACTGCCCGTTCTGCGGTCGATTACTGAGAGGAGAGGACGAATGACGACGCATCGACTCAAGGTTCTTATCAAATACGCCGACGCAATCATGGACGGCACCAAGACGTTCGAGGTACGCAAGAACGACAGGGGCTACGAGGTCGGCGACAAGATCGTATTCGACGTCGTCACGAACGAAGGCTACGACGTCGGGGCGGCGGCAAGGCACCCGCTCAACGGTACGACCTACCGAATCGGCTACATCCTCGACGACTTCGAGGGCCTCGCCCAGAAATACGTGGCGCTGGCCATATCCAAGGAGGACGAATGATTACCGATGATGTGCGCCGCGAGACGGCGAAGAGGCTGCGCGAGAAAAAGAAGGAATTCTTCGGCGAACGCAGCTGGTTCCCGCAGGACCTGATTCTCTACCAGAGCATGTATCTCACGGCCATCGACGAGTGCCTGCCGGACGGCGAGTGCGGATTCGACGTCCTCGCCGACCTCATTGAGCCCGAGCCCGTCACGGGGGACACCTCGGACGGCTTCCACACGTTCGACGAGCTTTACCGCCACAGGGCCGTCCTGTTCTCATTCATCGTGACGTGCTTCCCCGGAGCCTCGTGGAAGTCCAGGCGGCATCATGACGGGACCATGTACGACGGCATGTTCATCGTCGGCATCAAGACGCCCTGGGGGCAGGCGACGTACCACTACGACGTCGACAAATGCTGGGACATGTTCCCGTGCGAGGAGCTCGACCGTGCGCCGGAGTGGGACGGGCACACGCCGGACCAGGCAATCGAGCGCATTGAGCGCCTCGCGCGGAGGCTCATCGACGTGCCGGACGGCGAGCTGGAGGACATGGACGACCCGCTCGAGGAAATCAAGGACGACGCGCACTGGTTCATCGAGCAGTACGAGCGCGAGGCATGGTGCGAGGAGGTGACCCGTCTTGGACGCCAGCTATGAGCCGAATAGCGGCTACAACCTGCCGCTTGGATGCCTCGATGGCGACATCGACAGGCGCTTCGGGGAGCGCGTCCCGACCTGCGCCGAGTGCGCCAAGATGTACGAGTGCTGCTGCGACTACGGCATCTGCGAGGTGGAGTTCGACGACGCCTTCCGGGAGGAGTTCGACGGGGCGGACGCGGAGCCGGGCGACGTCGCCCACTGGGCGCTCCCGTGGATAGCGAACCACATGAGGGACATGCAGGAGGCGGCGTGCGACATGTTCTGTGGCTGATGCCGCTGGCGGCGCTCTCGGCGCTGCTGGCGTGGGCGGCGAGGTCTGCATGGGCGCTCGCCGTGGTTTTTACCGTTCTCGTGCGCATGGCGTGCGGGTGAGATTTGGGGATTGAATGGACGGGATCGTAAGGCTGGCCGGCAAGATCATCGGGTGCCTCATCGTGACGGCACTCGTGCTGCTGTGCGCCTCCGTCGTCGTGTGGTGCTGGCAGGTGCTCGCGGGGCTGGTCGCATGAGTGCCGGCGAGAGGGTGGCGCAGCAGCTCCGCGACGCCGCGGCCCTGCTGGAGTCCATGGCGGACGACGTGGCGGGGGACATCGACGAGAGGTTCGTGCTGCCGCCCATAACGGTCACCATCAAGATAGGAAGCACCGACGAGACCCCGACCCTGTCGGTGAAGAAGGACTATATCGCGAGGAAGCGCCTCGCATGACGTGGAGCTCAAACGGCAACGCCGAGCGCAAGCTCAAGGCGAGGCTCCGCGCCGAGGGCAGGCCGTGCCACATATGCGGCCAGCCCATAGACTACAGCCTGCCGCCCGGCACGCCGTGGAGCTTCGAGGCCGACCACGTGGTGCCGAGGGCGAGGGGCGGCGCGGTGCTGGACTACGCGAACCTCGACGCGGCGCACCGCATCTGCAACCAGAGGAAGGGCAAGCACATGCCGGGCGACGCGAGGCCCGTCGAGATAAGGCGCACGAGGCTGTTCTGAAGGCTCGAGACAACTGAATAGGTGGGGCTGAAAAGCCTAACTGGAGGCGCGGTCGTTTGCTCGGCTGCGCCTCACTGCTTTTTGGGGCGCTGAGCCGCCGATGGCGGGGGCATTGCCCCTCCCCGGGGGTTGCACGGACACCCATCGCTGCCAGTGCCGATTTCCCCCCGCCCCATGACCCCAGGGCGGGGTAGGCCGCGAATCTCACCCGCATCGCACAATGCGGGCACGAGAAAGGAGGCCGGGATGCCGGAGATGCCGGAATCGGTCGCATCCGACGACTATCAATCGCATATCTGGGCGAGCGTAACCGCATCGGGGCGCTTCTCCGACGAGGACGCGCCGAACCTCGCGCTGCTGTGCTACTGGCACGCCGTGGCGAAGGCCGCGGAGGACGCGATGAGCAGGGGCCAGTCCGTGAAGGTGCTCGACCCCGTCGGCTACAAGCCCATCAAGGCGAAGAACGGGCGGCACGCCATCATGGAGCGCCCGCACCCCGCTGTGTCCGTGCTCAAGCAGGCGACAGCCGAGATACGCGCGCTCAACGAGCTGCTCGGGCTGTCGCGCAAGGCAGTGCCCATCCAGGTGCAGCAGGCGCGTCCGCAGAGCAACGGCGCTAGGGTGCTGAGCCTCATGTTCGCCGACCGCGAGCGCAAGGCCAAGGCGGCGGGCGCCTGATGGAGCCCAGGCAGACGCCGACATACGAGGCCAACGTCCCGGAGGACCTCAGCGGGGACGGCGAGATGGCCTGCGAGCTCGCGACCGCGTACTTCGGCGACCCGCTGCCGTGGCAGCCGCACCTGCTCGACGCGATGCTGGCCCGCGACGCGCGCGACAAGTACCTGCTGCGCACGCTGGGCATCTCCATCCCGCGCCAGAACGGAAAGAGCTGGGTCGTGCGCGCCAGGTGCTTCTACGGCGCGCTCAACGGCGAGAAGATCCTGTATACCTGCCAGCACGGCGACACCTCCGACCAGATGTTCAAGGAGCTGTCCCAGCCATTCGAGGACGAGGACGAGACCGAGCTGCACGACCTCCTGCTCGCCGTGCGCAAGACGAACGGGCAGCAGGCCATCAGCCTCAAGAACGGCGGACTCATTCGCTTCACCACCCGCACCAACTCGCTGGCGCGAGGCAAGACCTACGACGTGCTCATCTACGACGAGGCGCAGGAGCTCACGGACACGCAGCAGGCGGCGTCCCTGCCTGCAATCTCGGCGAGCGCGATGCACAACCCGCAGACCATCTACCTCGGAACGCCGCCAGGCCCCGACAACGTCGGCACGGTGTTCCGCGACCTCCACGACGACGTGCACGACGGCGAGTCCGAGATGGCGTGGATCGAGTGGGGCGCGGACGAGATAGGCGACGTCCACGACGAGTCGAGATGGTACGAGTTCAACCCGTCCATGGGTACCGTGCTCAACTACGAGGCGGTCAAGGGCGAGTCCGAGCAGATGCAGCCGGACGTGTTCGCGCGCGAGCGTCTCGGATGGTGGGCGAAGACGGGAGGCTCGCTCCTCTATGCCCTGTCCTCCAAGAAGTGGGACGGGTGCCGGCGCGACTCAGCGCCCACCGGCGGAAAGCTCGCCTTCGGCGTGAAGTTCTCCGTGGACGGTTCCCGCGCCGCGGTGTCCTGGGCGCTCGCCGACAGGGACGGACCGTCCTACGTCGAGCTGTACGACGTGATGGGCGCTTCGGGCGGAACGGTCGCGATCTCGGACATGCTCCTGCGCAACCGAGACGAGATCGCGTGCGTCTGCATCGACGGCAAGTCCGGAGCGGACGCGCTCAAGCGGCGGATGCTCGACGGCGGCTTCAGCAAGTGCGCACTCGAGATGGGAACCCCGGCAATCATGCAGGCTGCGGCGTCGATGCTCAAGGACGAGGTCGACTCGGGCACGCTCTCGCACATCGAGTCGCCGGCGCTCGACGACTCGGCGCGCAAGTCGCTCAAGCGCGACATCGGCAGGGACGGGTGGGGCTTCGAGGACGGTCCCGACTCCATCGCCGCCCCCATCGAGTCCGCATCGCTCGCCCTCTGGGCGGCGAGAACAACGAAACGAGACCCGCGAAGGGAACAGGAGGCCAGCTTCTGATGGCAGCAGTGAACATGGAACTGGCGGGGCAGGTAGCATCCGCCGCAGGCTTGGAGCCGGGCGACGCGGCGCTCGTCCGCGAGCTCATGACCGTCTGGCGCGAGCACCGCGCCAGCAATCTCGAGCGCGAGGACTACTACCTCGGGCACGTGTCGGTGAAGGACCTCGGCATCGCCATGCCGGCGAGCCTCGCCAAAAAGATCAACCCGCGCGTCGACTGGCCCCGCAAGGCCGTGCACGCCCTGGCGGACCGCTCCATCTTCAACGGTTACACGTGCGCGGACGAGCAGACGAGCAAGGCCCTCCGCGCCATCTGCGAGTCGAACCAGCTGGAGCGCCTCTACCGCAAGAACCTCATCGGCGAGCTGAAGCACTGCTGCGGCTTCTGGACCGTGACGGACGGCGGCGGCTACCCGGTCATCTCGGCATACCCCGCCACCGCGGCGGCGGCCCTGTGGGACGACGCTTGCAAGGCCATCAGGGCGGGCATCGTCGTGGCTGAGTCCAAGAAGATGCCCGGCGACACCGAGCGCGTGCCGACCGTGGTGCACCTGCTCACCGACGACAGCCTCGTGGTGCTTACACGCGACGGCGGCTCGTGGGTAGCCGAGTACCGCGAGCACTCGATGGGGCGCTGCCTCATGGAGCCGATGGCACACGGCGCGACGCTCGAGCGCCCCTTCGGCACCTCGCGCATAAGCCGCTCCGTGATGAGCATCACCGACGACGCCATCCGACAGCGCGCCCGAATGGAGGTCGCCGCCGAGGCCGCGACCCTGCCGCAGACTTGGCTACTGGGCACCTACAAGAAGATGCTCAACGACGGCAACAAGTACGACGCCTCGATGGGCGCGGTCAACGAGATCACGAAAGACCCGGACGGCGACAAGCCCACGGTCTGGCAGTCCGCGCAGCTCCAGATGGCACCGCTCACGGAGTACCTGCGCCAGCTCGCCTGCCAGATGTCGGCCGTGACCAACGTGCCGGTGAGCTTCTTCGGCGTGTCCAACGACAACCCGTCCTCCTCGGACGCTATCGCCGCGTCCCTGGAGCCCTTGGTCATCGACGCCAAGAACCTCAACCGCGACAACGGCACGGCGCTGCGCAACGTGGCCTACATGGCGCTCGCCGTGGCGAACGGCACCGATTTCGCCACCGAGCGCGACGCGGGGCATGAGATCAACCCGCGATTCCTGTCCCCGGCGTACCCGTCCACGGTGAGCCTGTCCGACGCGCTGCTCAAGCAGGTGCAGGCGCTCCCGAAGCTCGCCAACTCCACGGTGGCCTACGAGATGCTCGACTACACGGACGAGCAGATCCAGCGCATCGAGTCGGATGCCAAGAAGGCGCAGGCGGGCGCGGCTATCGCATCGCTGTTCGAGCCGAAGGAGGGCGAGAATGGCGGCGGTGCCGACTAGCCTGCTGGACGAGCTGACCGATGAGGTGAACGCGCTGTCGGCAGACGCCCAGGCGAAGGTGAGGCCGGCGCTCGAGTCCCTGCTGTCGAGCTGGGAGCGCGGAGGTGGCGGCGATGTCGCCTCTCTCCGCGAGAGGGCCTACGAGACGATCGAGACGGTGCTCGGGTACTACGCCGACACGTGCGCCGCCGCGAGGGCCGCAGAATACTACGACGCGGTCAGGGCGTCGCAGGGCTTCCCCGGGAAGTATCGGGCGGTCGCCGAGTCCATGCGAGACCCGGACGCCACGCTCGGCGCGGTGAGGTACTTCATCGGCAAGGTCGTCGAGGGCGCCCCCGAGGTCTTTGTCTCGCGGTGCGTCACGAGGGTCGACGAGGAGATCAGGCGCGCCGCCAACAGGTGCGTCGCCCACAACGCGCGCAAAGACCCGGCAAAGCCGTGGTACGCCCGCGTTCCCCGTGGCGAGACGTGCGGGTTCTGCCTCATGCTCGCGTCGTTCGGCTTCTACGCCAAGACCGAGGAGGCGGCCGAACACTCGCACGCGCACTGCGACTGCCGAATCGTTCCCGGCTTCGACGGGGTGACCACAGTCAAGGGATACGACCCTGACGGGATGTACGAGAGGTATAACGACTGCCTGGCCGCGCTCGGAGGCCGCGACGGCATCGCCTCCGACTGGTACGCAATGCCGGAGGACGAACGCAAAGCGCTCGTGAGGCGCCACGGCAACAAGGAGGGGAAGGCGTACACCGCCTACCTCAACAACCGCGTCGCATCCGAGATAGAGCTGCGCGACCCGTCCTGGTACGCGGGCGGCGAGCATAAGGGCATAACGTTCACGGACGATGCGGTGAGGCGCGACAAGGTAAAGAGGTGGAGGGTAGACCCCGGAGAGAGGAGAACCGCAGAGAAGCTGGCGGCACTGGGCTACAAGACCGAGTTCTGGGAAGACGAGGTGCACCTGAAGAGCGAGAACGCGCAGGGAAAAACGACCGTAAGCCGCGCCGACCTGTCCACGGGCATCGAAATCAAGACCGTGTACACGTCGAAATCGGAGAACACGTTCAAGTCGCACATGAAGTCCGTGGCCAACAAGAGCGGGGTGCGGTTCGCCGTCTTCGACGTCAGCGAGAACAAGTCGGTCACCGACAGCCAAGCCGAAGCGTGGATACGCAAGTACATGAAGAGGTACGGAATCTCTGAGGTGCGGATGCTGGGGCACGACGGGTCGCTCCAAACGATAAAAAAATAGGCGGGAGCTGCATGTCTCAATAGGTGAGTCAAACAGCTTCCGCCTAACCCCATCATACCGCATGGCCGCCCACGGGCGGCTTTTTTCATGCCGAAAAACGCCAAACAGGCCAAATCTCACGCCCGTAGGACACTGCCGCGCGACAGGGCCGCACGGCCCGAAACGCACATCTAAGGGGTTCGGCCGCACGGCTGGCCCGACGGGCCGCACGGTCCGGGAAAGGACGCGACATGGCAGAAGAGACCAGCACGGAGCCCACGGGCGGTACGGAGCCGACCGGGGGCGAGGAGCCCGACTACAAGGCGCTCTACGAGGCCGAGAAGGCGCACTCACGCAAGTGGGAGAAGCAGGCCAAGGCCAACAAGAGCGCGGCAAGCGCACTCGACGAGGCCAACCAGGCGAAGAAGACCGCCGACGAGAAGGTCGCGGAGCTCGAGAAGCGACTCGACGCCAAGGAGAAGGCCGAGGCGCGAGCCAAGACCGCCGCCAAGGTCGCGCAGGAGAAGGGAGTCCCCGCGGACCTCATCGTCGGCGAGGACGAGGAGAGCATGGCCGCATGGTGCGACAAGATGCTCGCCGCCTTCAAGACAAAGCCCGCGCCGCGAGTGGAGAAGCCCGGCAGCTTCGACAAGGGCGGCAAGGGCGGGGACGAGGCGCTGCGAGACTTCGCCAAGCGCCTCCTGAAGTAAGCCAAACCCGAAGAAAGGCACAGAAATGGCTGCAAACGACACCCAGAAAATCAAGCTGCCGTCCAGCGTGGTCTCCACCATCATCGGCAAGGTGAAGGACACCTCCACCATCGCCACGCTGAGCCCCAGCACGCCGCAGAAGTTCGCCGACACGACCTATCTCGTGTTCAACCCGACCGCAGAGGCCGAGGTCGTCGCCGAGGGCGGCAAGAAGTCCGGCTCCGAGATCTCCACCGACCCCGTGGTCGCAAAGCGCGCCAAGATCGTCACGACCACGCGCGTCTCCGACGAGCTGAAGTGGGCCGACGAGGACAACCAGCTGGAGATCATCTCCAACATCATCGCCGACCAGACCGCCGCCGCGGGCCGCGCGCTCGACTACATCATCTACCACGCCATCAACCCCAAGACCGGCCTCGCTCTCAGCGGCTACACCGCCCTGACCGCCGACAAGGACGTCCACAGCGTCGCCAAGACCGACTCCCCGGTCGACGACATCGACTCCCTCTCCGACGCCCTGCTCGACTACGGCATCAACGGCATCGCCATGAGCCGCCAGTTCGCCTCCGAGCTGCGCAAGCTGCGCGTGCCCGCAACCGGGCAGCGCCTGTACCCCGAGGTGCCGCTGTCCCTCAACGTGGGCAACCTCGACGGCATCCCCGCCTCCGTGTCGGGTACCGTGAACGGCCGCCTCGCCAAGACCCCGACCAAGGTCTCCGCCATCATGGGCGACTTCTCTGCCATCAAGTGGGGCATGGTCCGCGACATCACCGCCGAGGTCATCGAGTACGGCGACCCCGACAACACCGGTCAGGACCTGAAGGGCTACAACCAGATCGCCTACCGCACCGAGGCCGTGCTGGCCTACGCGGTACTCGACCCGAAGGCCTTCGCCGTCCTCAAGAGCGCCTAGGGGGTACCGAGATGGCTCAGCTAGTCCAGAAATTCATCGTGGAGGACGCGGGCAAGGCGTCCAGCATCCTCCCGCAGCACGTGGCGCTCGTCTCGCCCGACGGCAAGCCGCTCGTCGTGCCAAAGAAGGTCGCCAACCCCGGCGCCAGCCCGACCGTCGCGAAGGTCGTGCAGGCCCTCGTCGACGCCGGGATCATGGAGGCCGAGTAGCCATGGCCGCGCTCGCCAGCGTCGACGACTACAAGGCCCGCTACGGCGAGCCCGCGGACTCGGCACGCACCGAGGTGCTGCTGCAGGACGCATCCGACCTGATGCTCGCGGCATTCGAGGACCGAATCGGCGAGTACACCGAGGGGGCGTGCCCGGCGTTCGACCGCGCCGCCCCCGCCGTGTGCTGCCTGCTCGTCAACCGCGTGCTCTCGGCACCGTCCGCGATGGCCGGCGCCACGCAGTACAGCCAGGGGGCCGGAATCTACACCGCATCGGTGACCTACGGCTCGGCGCTCGGCGAGATGTACCTAGGCAAGAGCGACCTCAGGCGCCTCGGCCTCACCGGTCAGGCGCTCGGGTCGCTCACGCCGCTGGAGAGGGGAGGGGTGACCGAATGATGTGCCTCATCTCCGGCGAGACCGTGACCGTGCGCAATGCGGCCCAGTCATTCGACGAGCTTGGCGAGCCCACCGGCGAGACGGCGACCGAGACGGCAGTCGAAAACGTCGTGGTGTGCCCCGGCGCGACCGCCGACCTCGACTCGACGCGCCCGAACGGCGTGACGGTCGCCTACACGCTCTGCTTCCCGAAGGGCACGGACGTTGACCTCAAGGACGCGACGGTCACGGTTCGCGGCACCGACTACAAGGTGGTCGGCGACCCCAAGCGATACACCGCGGCCAACACGCCCGGCCCCTGGGACCTCACCTGCGAGGTGACCCGAACCGATGGCTAAGGCGAAGTGCGAGGTCAAGATCAAGTGGAAGGGCTGGAACCGCGGCGGATACGCAGAGGTCATGAACGGCGGGGGCGTGCAGGCCATGCTCACCGAGAAGGCCAACGCCGCCGCTGCCGCATGCAACTCCACGTTCACGCCGAAGTACGGCGAGAACGGCTACAGCACCGCGGTCGCAGGCGGTTCGCTTGCGAGGGGCCGCGTCGTCTACACGGATAGCAAGCACGCCAACGTGAGCGAGCGCAAGCACAACCGCCTGCAATCGGCATTCGGAGGTGACTGATGGACATCGAGAGGGTAGTGGCCCAGCGCCTCATGGACGCGACCGGCATCAAGTGCGTGCCGGACGTTCCGCGCGAGAGACCCGATGAGTTCGTCCAGGTCACCCTCGCAGCCACGAGCGCGACACGGTTCATCCAGTCCCCGCGCGTGCTCGCCACGTCGTGGGCGAAGACCCGCAGGCGCGCACGTGAGATCGCCGAGGCCGTCGAGCGGGCGTGCGCCGCCATCGAGGACGAGCCCAACGTGTTCTCGGCCGTGCCCGACGGCACGTACCGATGGGACGACCCCGACACGGGGACTCCCAGATACCAGACGAACATCAACCTGACCATCTGCGAATAAGGAGCAATCATGGCAGAAAGCAACAAGAACAACGTCGCCAACGTCTCCAGCGCCAAGGGAGTAAAGGGCGGCTACATCTTCACCGCGACCGCCGGAACGGCGCTGCCGACCGACTACAAGACCGCGCTGCCCGAGGCGTGGAAATGCCTCGGCTACATCAGCGAGGACGGCTACGTCGAGACGCTCGACACCGACTCCGAGGACATCAAGGACATGAACGGCGACCTCATGGCCTCGCCGCAGACCTCCCGCGTCGAGAGCGCACAGCTCACGCTCGCCGAGATCAAGGCCGCCACCCTCAAGGTCATGTACGGCTCCGACAACGTCAAGGACGAGGAGGGCATGATCACGGTCAAGCACAACGGCAACTCCGACGAGACGTGGCCGGCCGTGCTCGAGCTCGTGCTCAAGGACGGACGACGCTGGCGCAAGGTCGTCCCCAACGCCCAGTCCTCCGAGCTGGACGACCTCACCCTCGCCGTCGGCGAGCTCGCCGCGCGCGCCCTCACGGTCAAGTACCTTACGGACGATGCCGGCAACACCTGCTACGACTACATCCAGTCCACCGAGACCGCTGCCGCCAAGGCCGCCGAGACCCCGGAGGGCAAGTAATGACCGAGCTCACGTTCACCATCCCCGGCATCGACGGGGAGTTCACCGCCGACCTCGACGAGCTGCTCAGCTACAAGACCAACAAGCAGTTCGCCAAGAGCGAGACCGAGCCGGGCGGCATGTTCGAGGCCTTCGAGCGCGTCTTCGCCGGCCGCGACGAGGAGTACATGGAGCGCCTCGGCGGCTCCGTCGAGTCCACGGGCGTGCTCATGCAGGCCGCATTCGAGGCGGCGAAGGCAAAAAACTCCCAGGATTCGTCCTCGAGCTCGAAGGGCACCGCGCAGAAGTCGTAGCGGACTTCCGCCAGTACTACGGCATCGACCTCCCGCTCGAGGGCGGACCGGACGACCTCCGGCGCGCCGCCCTCCTGTGGGAGCAGCTGCCGAAGGAGTCGAGGTGCGCGCGCCGCATGTACCCGGAGCTCAAGTGGAGCGAGGAGACGTACATGCTCTGGCGCATCGAGCACCAGCTTAGGAGCCTCGCTTGGGGACTGAGCGACAAGAAGCACCGGCCGCCGCAGGAGCCGCAGCCGCTCAAGACGCCCGGGCAGCTCGCGGAGCTCAAGAGGCACCAGCGCAACGCCCTCGCGAACAGGGCGGAAATCGACGAGATTCTAGGATTAGGAGGACGGGATGGCGACTAGCGTAGGCTCGGCGTGCATCACGCTCATGCCGTCCATGAAGGGCTTCGCCGGCAGTATCTGCTCGGAGTTCGGCGACACGGGCTCCAAGGCCGGAAAGTCATTCGGCGACTCGATGACCTCCGGCGTGGACGGCGGGGTCAAGCGCTCCAGCGGGCTGCTGAGCGGGCTCGGCACCGTCGCCAGGGGCGTGGGCACCGTCGCCGCGGCTGGCATGGGCGCGCTCACCACGGCGGTGACCGCAATCGGCGGCGCTGCGGTATCCGCATACGCCGACTACGAGCAGCTGGTCGGCGGCGTCGATACGCTCTTCGGCTCCGCGTCCGGCAAACTGCAGGGATACGCCGCGGAAGCGTACAAGACGTGCGGCATGAGCGCAAACCAATACATGACCCAGGCGACCAGCTTCGCCGCATCGCTCGTGAGCTCGTGCGGCGGCGACGTGGCGAAGGCCGCCGAGTCCGCCAACACGGCGATGGGCGACATGGCGGACAACGTCAACAAGATGGGCTCGGACATGGCCGACGTCCAGAACGCCTACCAAGGTTTTGCCAAGCAAAACTATACGATGTTGGACAACCTGAAGCTGGGCTACGGCGGCACGAAGTCCGAGATGGAGCGACTCATCGCGGACGCCAACAAGCTGCGCGCGGCGCAGGGCAAGACCGCCGACCTCACCATCGACAGCTACGCCGACGTGGTCGAGGCCATCCACACCGTGCAGTCCGAGATGGGCATCACCGGCACGACCTCCAAGGAGGCCGCGACGACCATCTCCGGCTCCATCGGCATGGCCAAAGCATCATGGGAGAACTTCCTCACCGGTCTGGGCCGAGACGACGTGGACTTCTCGCAGCTCACCGAGCAGCTGCTCACGTCCGTCGGCGCCGTGGCCAAGAACATCGCGCCGCGCGTCGCCCAGATCGGGCAGGGCATCATCAAGGCACTCCCCGCGGCGCTCTCAGGCATCGCGTCGGTGCTCACGCCCATCGTGTCCGAGGCGCTCGCCACGGCGTGGAACATCGCCGTCGGGGCGCTCGCCGGCATCGGAATCAAGCTGCCGAAGGTGGACTCCTCGCAGATCTGCTCGGCGCTTCAGGCCATCCTTGGCGTGGCCATGTCCGTCGGTAACGGCATCAAGGCGGCAATCGGGTTCATCGCGCCGCTCATCGCGCCAATCGGCACGGCGCTGCTCAACATCGCGCAGGCCGTGCTGCCGGTGCTCTCAACCGGCATACAGGTGGTGCTCGGCATCGTGCAGGCGCTGTCGCCGGTCATCGGCTTCCTGGTCACCGTCATCGCTGACGTGATGACGACCGTCTCGCAGCTCGTCGCCATCGCCATGCCCGCCGTGCAGTCCGTGCTGTCGGCGGTGCTGGCTGCGATGCCGCTCATCCAAAGTGCCATCCAGGTGGCGATGGGCATCATCTCCGCCGTCTGGAACGCGGTCTGGCCCGTGATCTCCGCTGTCCTGACTGGCGTGATGGACGCAATCTCCACTGCCGTCCAGGTCGCGATGGCCGTGGTGCAGACAGTCATCTCCACGGTCACCGCCGCGATAAGCGGAGACTGGGATACGGTCTGGAACACCATCAAGTCGGTAGCCGAGCTCGTCTGGTCTCAGATAGAGTTCGCCGTGCGAGCGGCCATCGGGGTCGTCGAGTCCGTGATAACGTCCACGCTCGATGGAATCAGCTCGATTTGGTCAAGCGTGTGGGGCACCGTCCGCGACTTCGCCGAGGTGGTCTGGGGACGCATCAAGTTCACCGTCAACTCGGCGATAAATCAGGTCAACGGCGTGATCAGCTCCGTGCTCAACAGCATCAGCTCCACGTGGTCGAGCATGTGGGGGAGCATCAAGAGCGCCTGCTCGTCCATCTGGGAGGGCATCAAGAGCGCAGCGTCCAACGGAATCAACTCCGTCTACAGGACCGTCACGAGCATCAAGGGCAAGATCACCGGATTCTTCTCTGGCGCGCGCAACTGGCTCTTCAACTCCGGCAAGTCGATACTCAACGGCCTGAAGGACGGCATCATGTCCGCTATCGGCTCGGTGACCTCGGCGGTCTCCGGCGCAGTCTCCAGAATCCGCTCCTTCTTCCCGTTCTCGCCGGCAAAGGTTGGCCCCTTCTCCGGGCACGGCTACACGACCTTCTCGGGCAAGGCCCTCATGCAGGGCTGGGCGCAGGGCATCGGCTCCGGCACCGGCACCGTGGTCTCCGCCATCAGCGGCGCCATGGACACCGCGCAGGGGATGCTCTCGACGGGCCTGACCGTCGCGCCGTCCGCTGTCTACACTCCGGCGCGTCCCGAGGAGGATTCCGACGACGCCCTCGCCGGCATCCTGTCCGTCCTCGAGCAGATCAGGGACAAGGACGGAAACCTGTACATCGACTCGGAGCGCGTCTCCTCCGCCATCGCGATGCGCGGCAGGCACACGCTCGCCGCAAGGGGGTTCGCATGATATTCGGCGGAATCGACCTAACGCCGTACCTGCTGGTGACCAAGGTCACGAGACCGATTGTCCCCAAGGTGCGGCTCGATGAGACCGAGGTCCCCGGCATGGACGGCACACACGTCCGCGCCACGGGCCTCGAGCCCGTCGAGATAGCGGTCGACTGCAACATCGTCGGCGGCTCCCTCGACGAGGTCGCCGAGGCAAGGGCCGTGCTCGCCTCGGCGCTGTCCGGTGGCGAGAAGGCCCTCGTGCTCGACGACGCTCCCGAGCGCTACATGCTCGCGCGCTACAGGGGAGGGGCGGAGCAGGGGCGCAACGCACACATGCCGAATCTCACGCTCGGGTTCTACTGTGCAGACCCCGCCGCCTACGGGCAGCGGCGCTCCGAGCAGGTGACGGCATCCCAGCGCGCCGTCGCCGCCGGGGGCAACTACAGGGCCTACCCTACGGTCACGTGCAGGCCCCTGGCAGGCTCGAGCTGGACAATCACCAACGTCTCGACCGGGCGGTTCGTCCGCGTCGAGGCGTCGTTCACGGGCGCGCAGACCGTCGTGCTGGACATGCGCGCCGAGCGCTGCACAGTCAACGGCGCGGACTGGCCCGTGACCGTCGAGAGCGACTTCTTTCCGCTCGACGGCGTGCAGCAGATCAAGACGAGCGGCGGCACCGCGACGCTCGAATGGGAGGAGAGGTGGCTCTAGGTGCGAATTGACGTATACACGTGGCAGGACGCCTACGTATCGACAATCGGCCCCAAGGAGCTGCTCTCCCTCATCCATACCGACGAGCTCAACGGCGAGGACAGCGTGGACATCGCCACGACCTTCGCGCTCAAGCAGGGCTACCGCCTCGTGTGGGCCGACCGCCTCGGCAAGGTCCACGAGCACGTCTGCCAAGACCCCAAGGGCCTCCACGCCGGAGGCGATACGGTCTACACGGACACGGCGATCAACTCAATCTGCGAGACGTACAGCGACTATATCGAGGACAAGCGCCCCTACGGCTACGGCTTCTTGCAGGCGCTGAATGTCTGCCTCGGGCCGACCCGCTGGACCGCTGGAACGGTCGACCAGACCGGCACCGTCGACAAGGGCCTGACCTTCTACCACACCTCGGCGCGCGAGGCGCTCCAGTCAATCTTGAAATGCGGCGGCGAGCTTGAGACTGAAATCACCGTATCCGGCGGCAGTGTGACCTCTCGCAGGGTGGGCATCCGCTCGCATCGAGGCGCGAAGGGCGGCCACCGCCGGTTCACCTACACCAAGGACCTGACATCGGTATCACGCACCGAGCACTACGGGGCGATCACTGCCTGCTACGGCTACGGCAAGGGTATCGAGACCGACACGGGCGGCTACGGTCGCAAGCTGACCTTCGGTGACATCAACAACGGCAAGAACTACGTGGAGGACGCGACCGCGCTCAAGCTCTACGGTCGACCCGACGGCAGGGGCGGGCGCGCGCACGTGTTCGGACAATATGAAAATCCAAATTGCGAGGACGCGGCGACGCTGCTCGCCGAGACCCGCGCGTACTTCGGCTCCCGTAAGGAGCCCGGCATGACTTACGAGGCCGACGTCGTCGACCTCGTGCAGTTCGGGCGCGAGTGGGAGGGCGTCACAGTGGGCGACGACGTCCAGATCGTCGACACGTGCTTCAGCCCGGCGCTGCGCTGCGAGGGCCGCGTGACCAAGCTCGTGACCGATGAGCTGGGCGGCGCCATGCGCGTGACGCTCGGGAACGTGACCGAGACAATCACGGACATGTTGCTGGCGCAGCAGCAGAAAGTGTCCAGCCTGTCCAGGCGCTCGTCCAGCTGGGACGTGGCGGCATCCACGCCGCCGTCGTACCTCCAGCAGGTCATGGACGCGATGAACAACCAGTTCAACATGTCCGGCAGCAGCTACACCTTCACCAGCTTCGAGCAGGGGACAATCTACGCATCCGTACCCATGGACGCGAACGGCCGCTCGACCACGGGCAAGGGCAGCGCCATGCAGCTGTGCTCGCAGGGCTTCCGCATCGCCTCCGGCTGCAAGGCCGACGGCTCGTGGGACTGGCAAACCTTCGGCACCGGCGCGGGCTTCACGGCCGACCTCATCACGGTCGGCACGCTCATGGGCGACCTGATCAAGGCCGGAACCATCCAGGACAAGGCGGGCAAGAACTACTGGAACCTCGACGAGAGCGAACTGCATATCGGCCCCGGCGCGAAGCTCGGCGACAAGGACATCGCCACGACCGACGCCGTGGTGGCGTCGCGCGTGAAGCTGTACGCGAGGAACCAGTCGGACAGCGTGCCGCCGATTAACGCTCAGAACCCAGAGCTGGGATGGTCAGAAGACATCCCCAAGTGGTCGAACGGATACTTTATTTGGTCGATGGAGCGCGTCACCTACGGGGACGGCTCAGTGACCCACACGGCGCCGGTGCTGGAGGCGGCGTACAACAAGGCCTACCAGAGCGCGCATGACCTAACGGATTCGCTCGGCGGACTGAACACGACGGTGCAGGACCTCGCCAAGGACGGTGTGGTGACCGAAGCGGAGAAGGCGGCGGTCAAGAAGGCCAAGCAGGACGTGGACAAAGAGCGCGAGGAGCTCACGAGCCAGTACAACGCGCTGAAGTCGAACAAGGCCCTCAGCGCCCAGTTCCTCTCGTCCGTCCTCGGCCCCCGCTACACCAAGGCCTTCGGCACGACCGATGAGGGCGGCACGTACGGCTCCTATGCCGACAAGGTCGACAAGGTGCTCATATGCAAGACCGCCGAGGAGCTCAAGGCCGCCATGCACGAGTACGACGCCGCATTCGGAGCCTACTCGAGCGCGGTCAAGGACTACGCCGATGCCGCGACCGGGGCGCGCCACGCCATCGAGCAGAAGAACGCGTCGGACTACGCCGACGGCATCCTGAGCGCCTACGACGAGCAGATGGACCAGAAGGCCATCTTCGACCGCCTGACCAACAACGGTGCCGACCAGGGGCTCTACATGAGCAACAACAGGGTCTACGTCAACGCGACATACATCGCAACCGGGACTCTCGCGGACGCAAAGGGGCGCAACTCGTGGAACCTCAAGGAAGGCGTGCTGACGACCAACTACATGACGGCGAAGAACATCACGGCGACCGGAAGCTTCACCGGTGGAAACCGCAGCAGCGGGTACGCCATGGAACTCGACTCGAGCGGGAAGCTGGCTGGGTTCAAGGACGGCACGCAGTACGGATACATCGAATGCTCCTCAACGTCACATGACATCGACAATCCGTCGATTATCTACCACGGACTGCAGCTGCAGGGACAGGGCATCGTGCGAGTCTCGACCCCGAGGCTCAGCGTGAGCGGCAGCGCCGACACGAGCGTCACGACGTGGTCAGGCCTGACGACCAAGGTCGGAGCGGCATACCACCCGCTTTACACGGAGAACGGCAAGAAATACTTCAACGACCAGTCCCAGACATCGTCGGTGCTCGAGTTCAGGAACGGCCTGCTGATCGGCGTGTCGACCATGCCGTCCGGGTGGAGCGGATAAGAGATGAAAGGACAAGAAGGAATGGAAGCAAGCAAGAAAATCGTCGTGGGCTACGCCGTCCACGACATCATCGGAAACAACGAACAGTGCCTGACGGAGTACGATCCGGAGGTGCTCCGGCGTGCCGAGGACGCCGGACTCATATTTGTCGCCCAGTACGACGACGGCACGCGCGAGGTCGTCAATGCCGCGGACGTCCGCAAGCCCGACCCCACGGTCAACGGCATCCCGCTGGCGACCGCCGGGTACGTCGATGAGCGCACCGCCGCCACGGTCGCCGTGTTCGACGCGCTCTCGGCCATCGTCGACCCGCAGCCGGCCACGGCCGACGAGACGGGGGAGGGGACCGAGGCCGTCGATCCGGTCGAGGCCTTCAAGGCCGCGCTCGCCGCCCTCAAGGCGCTGGAGGCCAAGGAATGATCAACCACGCGATAGCGCTCGACATGCGCAAGCGCCCGGGCACAGTCCCGCAGCGCGTCACCGTGCGCAGGGGCGAGACCCAGACACAGAAGATAACGGCGTCGCTCACCGTGGACGGCGCGACGTACACCCCGACGTGCCAGCTTGCGCGCCTGTGCGTGCTCCACGCCGACGGCACGTGGGCGCGCTGCGCCGCCACCGTCGGCACGGTATCGGTGAGCGCCACGCTGGCGCCGGAGGCCGTCAACGGCACCGGCAGGTGCAGGCTGGCATACTTCGAGTTCTACAGCGCCAACGGGGCCTCCGAGACGACCGAGGACTTCGCGCTCGTCATCCTGGGAAATGTGGACGGGACAACAGGGCCTGCCGTCAGCTACGACCAGGAGCTCGACGAGCTCTATAGGAAGTGGAGCACTGAGCTATCTCGGCTCGGTCAATCCGCGCTCGATGCGGCATCCGCCGCTAGTGGTGCGGCGTCGAGGGCCGATGCGGCGGCAAGCGCGGCATTGCAGATCGCGAACGCGGCGGCGCAGGGCGCCGCCGGCGAGTCCGACATCGCCGAGCTGCGCCGCCAGAACGGCCAGCTCGCGACGATGCTCGCCGACGCGACAGACAAGTTCATCTACATGGACGGCACGGTCTACTGCCCTGCCGGCAAGGCATCGGTATCCGGGGACACGGTGACGTTCGGCAGCACGTGCTCGGTATCGGGCGGCACGGTAACCCTTTCCTAAGGAGGATAAATGGCAAATGCAAAGACGCTGGTCGTAGGCGGCCAGCCGCTCAACGTCATCGACGATACCGCGCGCAGCAACGCGCAGACGGCGCTCAACAACGCCGAGTACAACCGCCAGGGCCAAATCGGCAAGTACGGCGGGCAGAACATCGCAACCATCCTGGCGGGAGAGATCGGCAGCGGCAGCGTGTACGACGCGCTGCACAAGCGAGCCGCCAACGGCAACTTCGCGGGCCTGCGCGTGGGAGACTACATCGACGTGCCGCTGGTAAGCGCGTCGGGCGTGGCGGCCCAGCAGTCCGTGCGCTTCCTCCTGGCGCACTTCGACCCGTACTACTGCTGCGGCGACAGCTCCAAAGGCCACCACATCGCCTTCGTGGCCTCCGCGCCCATCGCCGTGGCCAAGACCGTGACCGGCGTTGCCAACGACAGCTTCCTGATGTGGAACACCACCAACACGAACCAGGGCACCGCCGACCGGAAATGCCCCTACCTCAACAGCAACCTCAAGGCGTGGGAGACGGCCTTCGAGGCGTGCCTGCCCGAGGGCCTGACCAAGTACCTGCTCACCCAGCGCGTCCTGCTGGAGGAGCGGTACAGCGCCAGCGGCGCGATCAACGACTCCAACAGCTGGAGCTGGCAGGACATCGGCAAGGTGTGGTCGCTGTCCGAGATGGAGGTCTACGGCTGCCCGGTTTGGGGCACGCCAGGCTGGTCCGTCGGCTTCGACTGCCAGTTCGACCTGTTCCATGACACGGCGTACCGAATCAACGGAACTCGGTACGCTTGGTGGCTGCGTTCCGTTGCGTCGGGCTCCGCGTCCTACGTGTGCTATGTCAACAGCGGCGGCAATGCCGACTACAACTCGGCGACGAACGTCTGGGTTCGCCCCCGCCCCGGCTTCCTCGTCGGCTAGCCAGCCGAGTGCTCTATACTCTGCTTTTAGGCGACCGCCTTGCGCGGTCGCCTCTCGCCCGCGAAGCGGGCCGTTTTTTTCGCCAGTTTCCCCAGGAGGTACACTTGAGCGGCGTCTACCAGCGCAACCGTGAGGTTTCCGAGTACAAGTTTTTCACTCAAGCGATCGCCATCCGCGTGGAGGTCAACAAGCTGATGGCGTCGTCCTCCGTGGTTCCGAAGGCCTATCGTCTGCTGAACGCGGTGCCGACCGTGGAGACGGCGCGCAGCATCGTGTACAACGTCAACCGCGCCGACTGCTTCTATCCCAACAGCTCGTTCAACGCGCTGGAGAGGAAACGCTACCTGACGCTGGCCATAGCGGACTGCGAGCAGCTGATGCTGGACATGCAGTGCCTCATGGATATCGGCCTGCCCGTGAACGCCAACCGCTTCGAGGAGCTGGCGGCCATGGTCGAGGAGGAGATCAAGCTGCTAAAGGGCGCGCGCAAGAACGTGCACGTCACCGGCAAGAAGTCCACCGAGGAGCGCATAGCCGAGGCCGAGGCCGAGCTAGAGCGCCTGCGTTCGCTATAATGGACGGCGGTCGCGCCCTGTTTATCGGTACAATTGGTGGCTGCGTTCCGTTGCGTCGGGCTCCGCGTCCAACGTGTGCTATGTCAACAACAACGGCAATGCCAACTACAACTCGGCGACGAACGTCTGGGTTCGCCCCCGCCCCGGATTCCCTTATTGCCAGACCGAGTAGGCCCCAGAGCCGAAAGCAGAGCGCGAAGAGGAAGGAAGGCGCGACCGTCGGGCATGCGCCCGTAAATACGCACCCCGCGAGGGTGGCCGGACGCTGCTTGCATGGCGCGGCGCTCCGTGGCTTCGCCGCGTTTCATGGCCATACCTCAAGCGGTTGCCAGAGCCACATTGCAAGCCGCGCGGGGTGCCTCCTGTGAACTCCGAGCAAAGGCGGGCGGCGCGCCGCAAGCGCCGCGAGGAGAAGCGCGCGCAGGCCAAGGCCGAGCGCGTCAAGGCGTGTACGTTTGATACCGTGGCCGACCTCAACAGCCTGTGCAAGGCATCGAAGCAGGCCGCGCGCGGCGTGATGTGGAAGGCGTCCACGCAGCGATACATGAAAAGCTACCTGCGCAACGCCGTCCTGTCCCGCCGCGACCTTTTGGAGGGGCGCGACATATGCCGGGGCTTCATACGGTTCGACCTGTGGGAGCGCGGAAAGCTGCGCCATATCAGCGCCGTACACTTCCCCGAGCGCGTGGTACAGAAGTCCCTAGCACAAAACGCGCTCGTTCCCGCCATAGTCCCCACTCTCATAGCCGCCAACTCCGCGAACATAAAGGGGCGCGGCACCGACTACGCCCTGAAGCTGCTCAAGCGCCACCTGGCCGACAACTGGAGGAGGCACGGCGGCGATGGCTACATACTGCTCGGCGACTTTTCCGACTACTTCGCCCGCATAGCGCACGGCCCCGTCAAGGAGCAGGTGGCTGCCGCGCTGCTCGATCCGCGAGTAATCGACCTTGAGCACCGCCTGATTGACGCGCAGGGCGAGGTGGGCCTGGGGCTGGGCAGCGAGCCGAACCAGATATGCGCGGTGGCACACCCCAACCGCATCGACCACTACGTGACCGAGATGCTGCGCCCCGAGGCGTACGGGCGGTACATGGACGACTTCTACCTCATACACGAGAGCAAGGAGTACCTGCAGGTGTGCCTGCTGCTGATAGGGCGCAAGTGCGCCGAGCTGGGCATAGAGCTGAACCCGCGCAAGACGCGCGTGGTGAAGCTGTCGCGCGGCTTCACGTGGCTGAAGAAGCGCATCTTCTACACGGAGACGGGCCGCATAGTCGTGAAGCCGTGCCGAGACTCCATAACGCGGGAGCGCCGCAAGCTCAAGAAGATGGCCCGCATGGTCGCCGATGGCGTCATGACCCCCGAGCAGGTGGAGCAGAGCTACCAGAGCTGGCGCGGCGGCATGAAGCGGCTGGACGCGCACCGCAGCGTGCGGGCCATGGACGCGCTGTACCGCAGCCTGTTCGGAAATCTCGCGCAGGGGGGGGGTGCTCAATGCAGGCCAACCAGAGGGACGATTCAAACGGAAACAAGCCCTCGCAATAGCGGAGAACCGGCAACTCAAAGCAGCGGCCTAAGCGAAGCGGCTGCGAAATAACAGAAGCATCGAAGGCGTGCTGCGGCGCGCCTTCTTCCTTTGCGCCCATCAAAGCGGCTCGGCAATCTCACGGCGCTAATACGATGGCGGCACATTCCCTGACAAGAGAGGAGTCCGCATGGACACTGAGGAAGACACGCCGCGCCCCAACGAGCTTCAAGATGGCACCATGGCCGAGGTCAACGCCCTGCGCGATCTGCTGTCGCAGATCGGCGACCCCGATGCGGCGCACGACGCGGGCGTTATCGACGATGACGAGTACGCTGAGCGGAAGGCGCGAAAGCTCGCCTACACCGCGGCGCTCGCCGCCTACGACAGCGGCGAGACGCCCGACGTGTCGGCGCTGCTCGACCAGATGCGCGAGCAGGCGTCGCAGCCGACGCAGACCGAGCAGAACACGGCAAACATCGACTACCTGCTCATGACGGTCGGAGGTGACCAGTAATGCCGACGGAGAAGACCGACGAGCACTCCAAGCACTTCGCACGCGTCAAGAAGTACTACGACCGACCTCTTTGGAGCAAGGCGCGAGTACACAAGGCCGTCGAGTGCAAGTGGATCACCGCCGACGAGTACAAGGAGATCACCGGCGAGGAGTACACGGCCGAATAGGCGGAAGGAGGGCGCCCAGGATGGAAGTGCTCAAGCTTTTTGCGCCTTACGGACCGGCTTGGCTTGGAGGCGTGCTCCTGACGCTCGTTGCGTTCTACTTCGGGAGACAGTTTCTCGAGGAGTACAAACGCCAAAACCAGCGGAAAGGCGAGCTCGACCTGAAGCGCGAGGAGCGCAAGCAGGCCGAAGTCGACGAGAGGGCGCAGCGGGACCGCGAGCGCTCGCAGATGGAGGGCCGCATCGCCGCGCAGATGGAGCGAAGCAACAGCCTCATGGAGGCCATGAAGACCCTCATGGAGTCGGTCGTGGCGTCCAACGAGGTCCTGCACAACGACTTGGCCCACAGCCAGGCGCGCAGCCAGGGAATGGCTGAGAAGGTCGACCACATCTGCGACCGCGTCGACCTGATCTACAGCAAGGAATCCGACAGATAGGAGCAATCGAATGAATGAGTTCCAGGCGGGCCTTACGGTGTGCACGGTGCTGGTCGTGCCGTACATCGTGCAGGCCATCAAGACGAAGGCGATGACAGGCAATGTCGCCCGCTGGACGGCCATCGCCGTCTCGGCAGGATGCGGCGCCCTCACGGCCATGTCGGGCGGCGTCCCGACCGAACCTTCGGCATGGGTTACGTCCATCTTCGCCGCCGTCGGCGGCGTGCAGGTGGCCTATGCGGCCTTCAAATCGGTCGGCATCACGGACAAATGGCTCGATGCGCTACTCGCGCTCGGCGACATCAAGGAGGACTAACATGGCAGACTTCGCAAACGTCCAACCGGACGAGTACAAGCTTCTGGGGCGCAACTTCTCCGCAGGCCGCCCGTTCGGCATCAAGGGCGTGACCATCCACCACATGGCCGGCGACCTCAACGCCGGCCAGTGCAACGGCATCTGGGGCGCCAACGGCTGCTCGGCGCACTACTCGGTCGACCGCAACGGCTACATCGTGCAGCACGTCAACGACACCGACCGCGCCTACGCCTGCGGCGATGGGATCGGCACCGGACGCGGCAACGACACGACCATCTCGATTGAGCACGCGAACAGCGGAAGCAACCCGTGGACGGTCCACGAGAAGGCAATCGAGAGCGGCGCACACCTTGTCGCGGCCCTGTGCCTGTACTACGGCCTCGGCCGCCCCGAGTGGTGCAAGAACGTGTTCCCCCACCGCTACTGGAGTGCCACGGCTTGCCCCGGCGAGCTTGCGGGCTCCCAGCGCGACCATTACATGCAGCGCGCCCAGGCGTGGTATGACGCCATGAAGGGCGGCAAGGCACCCGCCCCCTCCACCGCCGCCAAGCCTGCCGCGGCAAAGCCCGCCCAGGCGGCATCCGGCGGCTTTACAAAGGCATCTGGCAAGCGCATCCCCGTCCACTACTCCCTCCACCTCAAGGGCGGCGGCTGGCTGGACGAGGTGACCGACTTCGGCGCCGGGGACAACGGCTTCGCAGGATACCCGTGCCGACAGCACGACCTCCTTTGCGCCCGCGTGGACCGCGGCACGCTCAAGTATCAGGTGCATACTATCGAGGACGGCTGGCACGATTACGTTTCCAAGGGCGACCGCAACGACACCGTGAACGGCTGCGCGGGCATCGTCGGCCATACCATCGACGGCGTGCGCATGTACTACGTGACCCCGGGCGGCGAGGAGTACAAGCAGGCGTGGTATCGCTCGCAGACCACCGCACGCGCTGGATGGCTCGATACCGTGTGCGACGATGGCTCCACCTACGGCGGTGACGACTACGCCGGTTTCTATGGCGAGCCGCTCGACCGCTTGCAGGTCTGCGTCACCGACGGCAACCCGTACTAGCATGGTTGCGTTGGCATTCGTCCTCGGCGCGCTCTTCGGCGGCACCGTGGCGACAATCGGGCTCTGCATCGTGAGCATCAACCGGCATTAGCCGCGGCCCGCTCGGGTTTTCCCGGGCGGGTTTTTTCTCGAGAAAAGGTGTCGCTACGCCGCCCGTGGTATCCTGAGCAGCACGACGGTCCCAACGGCGCAGATCTCGGTTCTAGAATCT